TGCGCCGAGTCCCGCACAATCGCCATCCCCTACGCACGAGCAATCTGGCTCCAACATGGACCAGAAGAGAGCCCGTCGAATACTGGCCGAGGCAAGCGAACGCGCAAGGCGAAGAGCAAGCCTGGACTTTCGCAAGCTTCTCTTTCCTCACCAGATGAAACTGCTCGACGACCCGAGCAAGACGAAAGTGGCGCTTTGCTCCCGGAGAGCGGGCAAAAGCTTCGCATTGAGCGTGCTAGCGCTTGATACAGCTTTTAAATATGAAGGGTCGATGATTCCGGTCATCTCGATCACTCGGCAGCAAGCCAAGCGCATCGTATGGCCCGTGTTTCAAGAGCTAGATCGTACCAACGAGCTGGGGCTTAGATTTAATGCGTCTGAGCTTTCATGCACGCTGCCAAACGGCTCTCAAATCTTCCTGACGGGCGCTAGCACAGAGGAAGAGATCCCTAAGAGGCCCAAAATACCCGCTTGTGGTGGTCGATGAGGCTCAAGCATTTAAGTCGTATCTCTCGGAGTTGATCAGCGATGTCCTTGAGCCTGCCGTGCTGGACTACGATGGCAGCATCGTCCTTGCTGGCACTCCCAACGCGATCTGCCGAGGGTTTTTCTACGATGCCAGCCAACCTGAATCCGCATGGTCGGTGCACCATTGGACCCTGCTCGATAATCCGCACATACCCAAGGCTGAGCAATGGCTAAAAGACCGTTGTCGGCGGTACGGCTGGAGTGAGTCTCATCCGACGTATCTGCGGGAGTATAAGGGCCAATGGATCCGCGATAGCTCAAGCCTCATTTACCCAAATATACCGGTTGTGCCCGAGCTGCCTGACGACGACTGGGAGTATGTCCTGGGGCTCGACCTTGGTTACATCGATTCCACGGCGTTTGTGATCTGCGCTTACTCGACCGCGACCGGTCGATTAGTGGTGGCGGAGTCGTTTAAGAAAACCAAGCTCTTGCCCGCCGATGTTGCCCAGATCGTGTCGGATCTGAACAGCCAATTCAGATTCGAATCGATCGTTGCAGACGCTGGAGGCTTGGGTAAGGCGTACGCCGCTGAAATGTCCGAGCGGTGGGGCCTGCGCATCAAAAACGCCGAGAAGCGCGAAAAACGGGCCTACATCGAGCTGCTTTCAGGAGACATGACTACTGGTGTGGCTTCGATTGTCGAGGCCTACAACGGCCCCCTACTCGACGAGTTACACGCTTTGCAGTGGGATGATCACCGGCTTGCGCCTCATGAGCGCTGTGAAGATCACCTCGCTGACGCCTTTCTCTACGCCTGGAGGTGGTGTCACCAATATTGGCGTGATGAGATTTTGCCCGAGCGTCCTCGGCGAGGCTCGCCCGAATACTGGAAACAACAAGAGGACGAGCTTGAACAAGAGCAAGAGCGGCTACTGGACAAAGAGCTAAATCGAACATGGTGGGATGATCTGGAGGTGAGTGATGGATCCCAGTGGTGAAAAGAAAACGCCTACGAGCCTCGACATTCAAACGGTTGAGGACCTAATAGACCTAGTTAAACAGTTGAAGTTTCTAGGGGTAACTCAATTCAAGATCGGCGAGATTGCCATGGATATAACGGGTGACTCATTTCCTCAACCTCAAGAAAGCACAGAGGAAGAGATACCCGATGAGGAATTGCTATACTATTCCTCATAACTATGCAGGTGGAACCATACGTAGCATTGCAGTGGTGGACGGCTGAGGAGCCGTACGCCGATGTCGTCGAGGCCTTTCGCGTAATCGAGGCAGCCGACACGCTACGGCTGTCCTCGCTGCTGCGTTATGTGCGCCTCTATGGCAATTCGGAGTACGGCGGTTACACTCCGTTCTCACACAACCAGGTGGTGGACTCGGCTCGTGTCACCATGAATGTGATCAAGGCGGTCTGCGATACCGCCGTTTCACGACTGTCGAGGCAGCGGCCTCGCCCGAGATTCCTGACGCACGGGGGCAATTGGAGTCTGCAGCGGCGGGCGAGGTTGCTTGAGCAATTTACCGACCAGGCGTTTTACCAGGGCGGCCTATATCAGCTGGCGCCCAAGGTATTGCTTGATGCGGCAGTGCTGGGGACCGGTTGTCTGAAGACCTATCGCAAGGGCAAGGTCGTTCAGTTTGAGCGCGTGTTTCCTGGTGAGTTGTTTGTCGATCCGGTCGATGGTTTCTACGGACAGCCGCGAAACTTCTATCAAAGAAAGTTCATTGATCGTCAGGTTCTGCTGCGATTGTTTCCCGATCATGCGGCTGAGATCCGCGCAGCCAATCGGACCACCGATAACATCGATTACAGCAATACGACCCTCGTTGATCAGATCGAAGTTTTGGAGGCTTGGCACCTGCCCTCTGGCGAAGGCGCCACCGACGGGCGACATGTGATTTGCATATCAAATGCAACGCTGCTCGATGAGGACTGGGATAAAGGCAGTTTCCCCTTTGTGTTTGTGCGCTGGACTGACCCCATGTTGGGATTCTGGGGCGAGGGAGTTTGCGCAGATATCCAAGGAATGCAGGTCGAGATCAATAAGCTGCTGATGAAAATTCAGCGCGCATTCCATCTCATGTCCGTTCCTCGGATCTATGTGGAGAACGGGTCAAAGATCCGTAAAAGTTTTTTCAATAACGAGATCGGAACGATCATTCCCTATACGGGCCAAGCCCCCGTGCAAATGACTCCCCCGAGTCTCAACCGGGAAATCTTCGATCATTTGGAGCGCCTATATAACCGGTCCTTTGAGATCGCAGGCATTAGCCAAATGGCGGCCACATCAATGAAGCCCGCCGGGCTGAACTCCGGGGCAGCTCTGCGGGAATACCAGGACGTGGAGTCTCTGCGATTTACGACAGTCTCTCGACAGTACGAAGAGATGTTTGTCGAGGCCGCTCGTCAGGTGGTGGGCATAGGTAGGGAGATTTATGGCGAGGACAACCGGCACGAGGTGGTGGTGGCCAAGGACTCCAAAACCATCGACGTCGTTGACTGGGAGGCCGTTGACATGGACGCCGACAGCTACGTCCTCAAGGTGCACCCGTCAAGCTCTCTACCGGTTACGCCGTCGGGCCGTTTGGCCTTTGTCGAGCAGCTAACCGCGCTCGGCCTCGTCGGTCCAGAGGAAGCCAAGGACCTGCTCGATTTTCCCGATCTGGAGGCCAAGTTGTCTCTCGATCGGGCAGCATCCACCCTCATTGATCGCAATGTGGAGTTGATGCTTGATGAGGGCATCTACACGCCTCCCGAGCCCTATCAAGATCACCAGTTGGCTCTTAAGAAAATCACCGCGGCTCTCATGAAAGCCGAGCAGAACAACGTCGAGCCTGAGCGGCTTGCGCTCATGCGAGAGTACCTCGCCCAAACACATCTGATGATGGAGCAGGCGAGGCAGCAAGCGCTTGCCAATGCGCAAGGAATGATGATGCCGGGGGCGCCTCCTGCCCCCGGGATGGGTGGCGCTCCACCCACGGCAATTGGAGCGACTGACGGCACGATGCCGGTCTAAGGATAGCAATGTCAGAAGAGCAGACCCCAACTACGAGTGAGCCGGCAAGTGATGTGCCGGAATCCCCTGCGGCAGACCCTCGGGCCGATCGGGATTATCTGAATACGCCCAAGGCAGCCGAGGCTCTGCGCGCATTAATGGCGCAAGAGAAGAGCAGCCGAGAGGCCAGGCAAATCGCCGAGGAACAAAACGCGGCCGTACAACAGAGCCAGGCTTTGCAGCAGCTAGCCAAGGCAGATCCGGTTGCGTTTCTAGAGCGTAGCGGAATCAAGCGCGAAGACGTCTCCAAGCGCTTGGCTACGCAAGACGATCCTGTCGCGGCAATCCGCGACGAAATGGCGCAAATGCGTCAAGAGCTCAGCCAGCAACGTGAAGTCGCAGATCAAGCGAGGATGGATGCGGCATTGGCAGAGGCTCGGGAGCAGGTCCGATCATACATCTCCGCCGCCGAGGACACACCCTTGACCAAGGTAAGCGGGAGCGCTGATCAGGTCTGGCAGTTGATGACTCAACACCATCAACAGACTGGCGAGGTTATGAGTGAGCATGAGGCCGCACGTAAAGTTGAGGCCCACCTAGCTAGTCAAATCGATAAGCTCCTAGAGTCCGAAGCGACTCGAAAGCTTATCCAAGACAAACTGCAGGCCAATGGCGGATCTACAAAACCCGCCCCCACGCCTGCCCCCTCAGCCACTCTCACCAATGCGATGCAAACAGCGGAGAATCAGCGCTTGCGCCAAGATCCCAACATGAATCGCGAAGCCAGTATTGCAGAGGCCGCAAAGCTTTTGCAGTGGCAGGAGTAATCAATCATGGCAGCTCTCGATCTAACCTCATTTGAGGCGGCGCTTAAGGTCCATTACACAGACCTACGCGTTAAAAACCTCGTTTATCGCAATAACCCTTTCCTCGCCGCGGTGCCCAAGTACGAGTATTTCGGCGGTAAAAACTTGCCCATTCCGGTCCAGTTCGGAACGCCGCAGGGTCGATCTGCAACGTTCACCGATGCCAATGATCCGAACGTTCAGACGCCGGGCGAATACACGGACTTTGTGCTCAAGCGCGTCCGTAACTACTCCATTGCAGCGATCGACAACGAGACTCTTGAGGCTTCTGTCGGCCGTCCCAATGCATTCATGGAGGCCGCAGCTTCTGAGATCGATGGCGCCCTGCGCTCGTTGACTCAGGACCTTGCGGGTAACCTGTACAGAAACCAGTTTGGTGTGCGCGGCGAGGTTGCAAATATCGCCGCTACTACCATCACCCTCACCAACCCCTCAGACATTGTGCGGTTTGAAGTTGGTATGACCCTTGTGTCGGTCGCTGCGGGTACGCCCGGAGCCGCTACGACTGGTGGCCCGTCGGTCATTCAGAGCATTAACCGAGACAACGGAACGTTTGAAGTCAACGTCGTTGCCGGTATCGCGATTGGCGATGCGCTCTTCCAACTGGGCGACGCTGCCAACGGTGGCGACGTTCTTAAGATGGCTGGTCTTGAGGGCTGGCTACCCGCCACCGCTCCACTCGCGGGCGACAACTTCTTCTCGGTAGACAGAAGCATCGATGCAAGCCGCTTGGCCGGTCAGCGATATGACGGCACGGCAGAGACCATCGAGGAAGCGCTCATCGGCGCTGGCTCGCTGCTCTTCCGTGAAGGCGGGCGACCGGACCTCGTGTT